GCAACGTGCAGCTATCATTGATGGAAGTACAACGTATGGAAAACACACAATTGAGATATTATTGAGTGTTGTAGTTATGGGGCAAGAGTTTCTTGAAAAAGAAAAAGAGAGTAAAAAATGAAATCACAATTTGTGATCTCAACTATACCCAAAAGGGTACAATATTGGAATTGGAATCCGAAATATACCCGAAAGGGATGTTAAACCTAAAACCAAAGCTATGTTTAAACAACTTGCAAAATTCTTTCTATCTCTATCTAAAGATCAACATCTGTGGGTAGTTATAATAGATAAAGAAGCTGTCCTAGGGACATTTAGACCGCAAGAAGCAATTGAATTTGCGGCACATTACAACACTAGAACTGGGAAAGACAAAGCTAGTGTATCTAAAATTGAGCTAATCATTACATAGATAATGAATATTAGCCCTTGGATTTATTTAGGCTTACCTAATCTCATTAGACCCTATGCCATTAAATATTACACCCCTGATGTTAATACAATTGAAGGGATTGTTAGATGTACAGGAGAAGCTTTTGGTGTACAATATGAGGCTATCTACAGTAAAAACAGGTCAAGCAGAGTCGCCCTTGCAAGACATGCAGCCATCAAAATTATCAGAGATAGACTCAAAGTAACGTACACAGAGATATCAAAGCATCTCGGGAAAAGACATCATGCTACAATCCTTCATAGCTATAACCAAGCGGAGGACTTACTAAAAGTATATCCCCCATTCAAGGTTAAGTATGAGAAGGCCATTGAACTTGTCGAAGAACAATTAAAACACACTTACCGTGCCCACACTTGCCGTAGAGATTTGGGATATTCCTTTCATAGTGGAGTATGAATTTATCCCAGGAAAAACATGGAGTTATAAAGAGCCGTCAGAACCGGATCAAATTAACATCCATGAGGTCTATTTATGCGATGAAAAAGGGAATATATCTCAATGGGATATAATCGCATTACTTGCCAGACCAGTATTTGATTTACTTCACAAACAGATCTTAGAACATGAAGAGAAACAAAGTGAGTTTGATGATTGGGAAGATTATAAAGATGATGATTAATGACTAACATAACTTCAATGGATGTATTACAGATCAAGGATCAAGAACAACGTAATGCTCTTAATGCCTGGGCAAAAGCAGGTTACTTAGGAAGCATTATTGCAGGAACAGGCTTTGGGAAATCTAGATGTGGGATTCTAGCTATAGGGAAATTGTTAAAAGAAGGAGAGAGGGCTATTGTACTGGTCCCTACAACTCAACTTCAAGCACAATTCGAAGAGGAATTCAAAAAGTGGGGTTATGAGAATGTTCTCCCACAAACAACAATCATGTGTTATCAGTCTGCACATAAATTACAAGATGAGCACTTTGATATTGTTGTATGTGATGAGATTCATTTAGGATTAAGCCCTGTTTATCGTAAATTCTTTGAGAATAACACATACACTAAGTTGATACTATGGCTCATGAACTTGGGGGAGAGAGTTATCACTCTAACAAGGGTAAGAAAGAAAGAGTATCAGTCCTTGATAGATTTAAGAGTGGAGAGAACAAGATTCTATGTTCTACAAAAGCTCTAAATCAAGGATTTGATGTCCCTGATGCTTCTGTTGGGATTATTGCAGGTTTGGATAGCAAAGCACTCCCAATGATTCAGAGAGTTGGGAGATTACTGCGACTAAACAAGGATAAAACTGGGAAGATATACATTTTGTATGTGCAAGATTCTCAGGAAGAGAAATGGTTAAAGTCAGCAATTAGAAATCTGAGCAATGTAATATGGTTATAAAATGCAGATAGACATATCTACCGAAGTTCTCAAGAAACTTTGTGTAACTCCCACTGAATATGTATATTTGTATCTGATTTTCCTACAAGAGTATGAAGAATTAGAAAGCTTAAATCTGAATGTTTCTGTAGAAGATCTGCAAACCAAAGGCTTGATTAAAATTGGGGCAGAGGGTATCAAATCCCATGTGGTTAGATATGGTTTTCAGCATGTGCAGGAAACCTCGTTTGATCAAATGTGGTTTGAACTTCTGTCCCATTTTCCTCTAAAGGTGTCTACTAGAGGAGGAGGTATTCGAGTTCTGAGGGCAAAGGATCCTGAAGTACAATCAAATCAAAAAGCAAAAAGTAGATATCAAAAGTATGTTGGGAAGAGTTTCGCAAAGCATACTGAAGTTATTAAGGGTTTGCAGAATGAGCTTGATATACGCAGAAAGAGCAATCAGATGGAGTTTATGCAGAATCTTGATACGTGGTTAAATCAGCACACATGGGAGAAATACATAAGTATCGATGCAGGAGAACACGAACAATCACAATCAGGACACAGAATCACAAGAAAGCTTTGATGCATTTACTGGGTTAGTACATATATCTAAATCAGTAGATAAATCTATAAGCTATGTAAAGGATTCTATGAATGGGAAACGAAAGGTCTACCCCACAAAATGGAAAAGACTCAATCGTAATCTCATGGGTGGGCTACAACCAGGAAAGATGTATGTCGTTGCAGGTCGTCCTGGGGTTGGGAAATCAGCTTTTAGTAATCAGTTGATTTTCGATACTTTAGATCTGAATAAAAATGAGTTGATTGTATTGTATTGGAGTTTTGAGATGCCGGGTGAGCAGCAGATTCTTCGTGCTGGTTCTAAGGATACAAAACTGCAAACGTTTGAATTACTGTCAGTTGATACCACACTAGACCTTAATAAATTCAATTCCTATGTAAACGCAGTTGATAAGTACAGATCCTATCCTATCTTCTTTTGTAACGTTCCTCAGGATATGGATAGGATTCGCAAAGTGAATGAAAAAGTATTTATGAAGTACCCAACAAAGACAGTTATCAATTTGATTGATCATAGTAGATTGGTTCTAGGGAGAGAGGATACTGAACTGCAGAAACTAAATACCCTATCTAAGGGATGTATGTGGTTGCAAGCTAGGATGCAGACAATTACGATTCTGCTATCGCAGCTCAACAGAAACATAGAACAGGAGTTTCGTGCAAAGCAACAGTACCAACCTTTACTGACTGATTTATTTGGAGGTGATTCTATTGGACAGGATGCTCATGTTGTATTAATGATGCAAAGACCCTATGATTTGTATAATATAACGGACAGTTATTGCGGTGAAGACCCTATAGGATTATTGGCTTGCCACATCGAAAAGAATCGTGATGGACTACTAGGTTTAATACCTTTTCAAACTGATTTGTCTACATTCACTATAGAGGAACGTCCAGCTAAACCATAATAAACACAATCTAATGCAACTTCCAAAAGAAGTAATCCCAGCTAGTAGAAAGAGTCCAAAGAATATTGTCATATATGGTCCCCCAAAGATTGGGAAGACCACTATTTTGTCAAAGCTAGATGGATGTCTAATTATTGATCTTGAGGATGGGAGTGATATGGTTAGTGCTCTAAAGCTCAAAGCCACATCATTGTCTGAATTAAGTGAGATAGGGAAAGCCATTATCAAGGGCAACAAACCCTATAAGTATGTAGCTATCGACACAATCACACAGCTTGAAGTGTGGGCTGAGCAAGAGGCAAAAGAGCTGTATCGAAATACCCAAATGGGGAAGAACTTCGATTCAGATAACAAAGGCCTGTCTGTTCTCTCATTACCTCAGGGTGCTGGGTATCTGTATCTTAGAATAGCCTACAAGAAATGGTTGGATAGGATATCTCAGCTAGCTCCTCACATTATCTTAGTAGGTCATTTAAAAGACAAGATGATTGAAAAGAAAGGAAAGGAGGTATCAAGCAAGGACTTAGATCTTACTGGGAAAATCAGAAACATTACATGCGCAAATGCAGATGCAATTGGGTATGTATTCAGAGAGTCAGATCAGATGATGGTATCATTTGATTCTAAGGACGATCAAAATGCAGGTTCTAGGTGTGACCACCTCAAAGGTCAAACAATTCCCTTTGATTGGGATAAAATCTTCATCGACTAACCCTTTAACAAACACAGTTATGATTGACGTGCAAATCCAAAACGTTCCTCAAGTTGTTGAGAAACAAAAACAAGTTATCACAGTATCTCAAATCCTTGCAGATTTAAATGCAGGATTGGATAGAAAAGCTATCAGAGAGAAGTACAATCTTTCTGTAGAAGAGACCAAATTGATCTTCCAGCACCCAAAATTATCAGGAAAGCGTGTAAAGCGCTCAAAAATCCTAAAATTCACCTTAGTTGATGATACTGAAGAACAAGCTCCTGTTTCTGAAGCTACTGACCCAGGAGATGACGAAGATGATGATGAGCAAGATACGACCCCTTGGGATTCGTACTCTGTAAATAGCTGAATTACTTGAATTAACTGATTTAATTAACCTTAAAATACATAAATAAAATGGCTATTGCCACAAATAAAAGTGAAGAGGAAGTAGTAGGAGGTATTAACCTCTACTACGGGATTGCCCCCAACGGGAGTAAGTTCATGTGGGTTAACAATCGTGGTCAAATTACTTGGTCTGACGAAGCCCCATCTTCTAAATATGATTGGTTTAAGGCTGAAGGAGAGCGTAAAGCTTACTCAGGAGAGGATGTCCTTTTGAACTTTATCAAAGCTTGGGGTAACGTATCTTCGAATGGGGATTGTTATCTTGAGACGATTGATAAAATTGTAAAGGGTGATGTCACTGAGCTTAAGAAGCTTGTTGAGGCTCTTCAAGATAACCGTGTAAGAATCCTTCTCGGGGTAAAAGATGGAAAGTATCAACAGACTTATACGAAGCATTTTGGGAGACTTAAGCCCCAGCGTAATGACATGTTTACGAAGGAGCTTAATTCTGATTATGGTGGGTTTAACTCTGCTTATCCTGAAGATTTACGTCTTGCTCCCTATACTGAGAAGCTGGTAGCTCCCTCAGAGGAGCAACCAGCTCGCTCCCCCTTTCTTTATTCCCATAAATATAAAATATATTGCTATGGGAGTAGACTATAAAGACAGCAACTTAGTATTACATTCTGACTATATACTAAGCTATTTAACTGAGTATGATATTTTTAGGAGATATTGTAGCAATTTCACTAAATTAGGGGTCAAATTCAGAAGTGAACTTAGACGTGATAATTCCCCCACTGTTAGCATCGTTGAGTGGAATGGGAAATTACTCTATAAGGACTTCGGGAATTTGGAACACACCTTTAATTGCTTTAGTTATGTTGCTTTCAAGTATAACACCGATTTTATTGGGGCTCTCAATATCATTTATCGTGATTTTTCTAACAGTTTCAGTGGGAATGATACTCTCTTGGGTAATAGATTCTCTCATAGCTTGGGAAGAGAAAGTTCACGAAGAAAATCAGAAATAAAGATTAGAGTCCGATCTTGGAATGAGGATGATAGAATTTTCTGGACCAAGTATCATATCTCAAAGAAAGTATTAGCTAAATTTGCGGTCTTTCCGATAGATTATTATTGGATAAATGACACCAGATTTAAAGCAGATACAATAACCTATGCATTCAAATTCAATGAAGGATTCAAAATCTACAGACCGTACGACCAAACGTACAAATGGTTCAGCAACGTTGGGAATGAAGTTGTCCAAGGGGGTAACCAGGTTCCTGAGAATGGGGAAACTTTATATATCACAAGTTCCCTCAAGGATGTCATGTGTCTGGACGTGCTTGGTCGCGCATCCATTGCTTTTCAATCAGAGATGCAGATGCCACCAGAACAAATACTCAGGGAGATACAGGAACGTTTTCAAAGATTATTGATACTCTACGATAACGATTACACTTCTGAGATCAATCCTGGGCAATCTATGGCCAAAAAAATAATAGAAAAATATCCTAGTTTTATAAATATTTGTATACCTTCACAACTCGAATCAAAAGATATCTCTGATTTGATAAAGAACAAAGGTTTGCAAACAGCTAAATTATTCTTACAGCAATGCGAGGCTCATATAAATCCAACCCAGAAATACGAAAACGGATAGACGAAATTCTGTTTAAGACAGTGCAAATGATGGCAAATGTTGGGATGAAAACCTCGTTTTGAAGCTTTCTGCTACTCTAAACTTAAGGAGTCAGGACTAAAGTTTGAGTATGAACAACACAAATATGTTCTTATGGAAGGCTTTTATTACCCAGAAGAATCTTTCGAAGACAATGGAAAGACTGGGTTTAATGACAAGCAAGCATATAAAGTCAGAGATATAACTTACACTCCAGATTTTACAGATCCCCAAGGGAGGTGGGTAATTGAGTGTAAGGGGTATGCAAATGAACGTTTCCCAATGAAATGGAAAATGTTTAAAGAGCTACTTTTGCGAAACGGAAACCCTCCCAAACTATATGTCCCACGGAATCAAAATCAGGTTCTAAAGACTATAGAGCTTATCCAAGCAATAAAAGCCTCAACGTAAGTTGGGGTTTTTTGTTTATAATACCTACAATCCATGAGCATAAAAACAATTGGGAGTAATGTTACTTCTAACTCTATAGGAATAGAGAAAAAGATAAACAAAGGGATCTCAATTACCTGGATTTAGAAAACAATGATGTTGAACTAACATATATTGAGAACGAGGGGATAGGTTTCTGTGATGAATTCTCAGTCAAAGATTACGGTGTTGGAGTTGGGGGTAACCGTCTTATTGGGATGTCCGAACTTGGATATTCTACAAAGCGTAATACCTCTGAGAACTTTGGAGCTTTCGGTTTAGGAAGCAAGGTTGCATTGTCTACTGGGGTAGATTTCTACGTCGTAGAGAGTGCATACAATGGGAAGTATGTAAAGTTTCAGTGCTTCCCTTACAAGACTGTCTTCATGATTTCTAAATGGGAATCAGATGGGGAGATACGTCTAAAC